ATGATCAAGATTGATCCGCACGACCGCATAGATCTAACCGGCCCTTGGGCCGGTTTCGGCTTTCAGGGCGGTCACATGTTCACCCCCGAAGGCCACCAACTGGAACCCTGCGACATGGCCTGGTGGTCGCTGACCTGCAACATCGCCCGGGAATGGCGGTTGATGATGGCGGAGGAACGGACCGAGGTGGCTGCCCGATCGGTACGGTCCCGACAGACTTGTGCCACAACGAAATCCAGCGTCATCTACCTTGCCGATGCCCTCAGAATTCGCCGAGAACGGCGGTTGGGCGCCGGTGTATCCGGTTCCGACGCCGAACCGTCCAATGTGGTCTACATGAGCCGTGGGCCGAGGCCGCGCCAGCGCGTGTGAGGCGCTTCCGTAGGGGCGTCGCCCCTACACCCCTTCAAGGGCGGCGATAGCGTCCTCGACAGACTTCATCGCTCGATCATGGCTGGCCAGGAGCTTCGGACCATATTCCTTGAGCTGGCCCATAAGGTCGATCAGTCGTTCATCGGACTCCGGAACATTTCTAAGTGCAAGGTCCTCAACGCGGTCTAGCATTGCATTGTTGAATCGAAAGGTATCTACGAGCGCTTTCAGGTGGATGTAGGCCTGCACAATGCGCTGCGCAATGTGAGGTGGAGCTCGCCCGATTGCATCTGAATTCCCTTCAAAAAGGGTGAAGTAGTCGCTGTAAATTGGATAGTAAGAGCCGAAGAAGTTGTTAGCTGATCGGCACTCTTCAAGCTCGGCGCCCACTCCATCCAAGTGGATTCTCTGCACAGTTTCGAGCTCCAGCTTCATCGCAGCTCCGAGGCTCTTTAGATGCGCTCTTTCGTCTTCGGCCCTGCGATTCCTATCTGCGGCCAACTGGCGATTCACGACCCTAATCGCTGCCCAAGCCGAGATCGAGCCGCCAATAATCGCGCCAATGATTGCTCCGACAAACCCATCAGTCCAAAGATTCATTGCCCTACCCCCTGCGGTTGGTATTCGAAAGTTTCAGAAAGTTGCGCTCAATCCGCACGACATCGCAGCCATTCCCCTTTGGCGTTCCTCAACTGTTCCCAGCCATTACTTAGTCTGCGCATCGCTGTGCCGCCCATGCACGCAGCGCCGAGCTGCTTGGATTCTGAGGTGCCGTAGGCCGGCAGCCGGATCATTTCGCTTGATGGGGTCGGCAAACCTTGGCGGCGCGCTTCACTTTGGATGTACCAACGCTCAATTTCTGTGCAGTACGCCCGAACACCCGGATGGGCGTGCTGTTGGCATTTCATTGGCTCAGATCCGGGATTGTAAGCCTTCGAGACTGCCGGGCCGTGCCTGGCCGCTGGCTGCGGACCAGTCGCAGAACGAATTTGCTGCGCGTGCAAAGGTGCTGCCAGCAGAAGCACAGCCAGAACTAATCCTGATCGAATTTCCATTTCGCCCCCGAGGTTCGGGGAGATAGTATCCCAATCCACTTTCGGCGTGATCCGTCACGATAATTACAGGGTTGACGGATATGGCGGCGTCTCGGGGAACGTCCCCAACGGGCGCTTACCAACTGCAATTAACGTGCTTCCGTTCGCCGCGGCGGTGGTCGGCTGTGTCTCGCTCGCGCTCGTCACAGGCGACCCCGCCGCAGCCCTTATACGCTCGGTGGTCGAATCGGACTGTTCGCCGAATGGATCTACGGGCCATGTTGTCGCGATGATCTCGTGCCCCTTCGCGGTGAGCATTACGCCGAATTCAGTCCGCTTTACGGACCACCCCAGCGCCCACAGCTGCTCAGTGGTGAAGCGGTCCAGCACCTGCCCACCACCCGAGGCTCGGAACTCAACGATATCGCGCTCTCCGTACCAGCCCGCGTGCCGCGCCCTGGCATTGGCCGCCATATCAAGGATGTACTGCACCCCTGCTGGAAGCTTCTCCTTCGGCTTCGGAGCGTCCGCCGCCTTAGTGACCACGGTGGCCGGCTGAGTGCCGGGTGCCCGCGCCATCGCCGGAACAGCAGCCTTCTGTGAGTCAACAACCTCTTTCAGCTTTCCGCCATCACCGGTGGTACCACTTGCAAAGAAGAACCTCCCAAGCATCCACACGCCAACAACAAGCGCCAGCACCATCAGAATTGCCGGTGCACGCATGGTCTTCCACAGTGTGCGGGTGTTCCCCTTGTAGACCTCGTTTGACTCAATACCCGGCTGCACGCCGTGATAGAGCTCCCATATAGCTGGATCGTACTTGCGAACCTCCGTGCCCACAGTTTCATACTTACCCGTGCCCGTGGCGGCGAAGAACCGCACCGAGTAGCGCTGATCGGAACCGAGCGCATCCAGCTTGGTGTACGTGTTCTTCTTCGCCATGCGGCGAATGATGAGGCGGTGCAGGTCTTTGCAGTCCTGCGAGATGATCACCATGTCCAGGCTGATATGGCCGTGCTTGGCGAAGAAATTCGCGGCACGCTCCGGCAGGTTGGCGCGATTGGTCGGCCAGTACTCATGCGCTTCATCGATCACGATCAAGGCGTGCTTCTCGATGTACGGGAAAGAGATTGCGCCGTCGTTATCTGTGTCGCACACGCACCACTCAACCACCTCTTTATCGCCCATGACGTGCACCAGCTCGCGCACCTCATCCTCGGGCATGCCTAAATGTGCAGCGATCTTGTCGAGACTCTCCCCTACCCCGTTCAGACGTACGTAGACGTGTCGCTTCGCTCGTAGCGCGGGCAGGATGTGGTGCAACACCGCCTCGTAGCTCTTGCCGCTGCGAGGCAGCCCTTCATGGCCGAAGATCATGTCGTTAGGTCCACTGGAACAAGGTGAGGAACACCCGCACGAGGCGGAATACAAGTGCTGCAGTGAGAACCGCTATGGCCTCACCAACGCGCAGTTGGGCGACGATGAATGCTGTCCACGGCCCTGCTGAGTTGAGCATTGCGCAGAAGCTGATTTGCGAGAGGAAATCCGGCGCCGGGATCAGATATACGATGGCCTTGACGAACGACAGAACCAGTTCAACAAAGTCAATTTGCAGGTCCGTCATGAAGTCCGAGAAGTCGGCCCATAGTGAGGTGATCTGCTCCTTTGCCCAGGTGGTGATTGCTGTGACCGGCCCCACTCCATCGGCGTAGGCCCACGAAGCGGACAGCGCCAATACCGCTAGTGCCGCGCACAGCACGATCAGGTGATTTCTCTTCATAGCAGTGCCCACCTCAGTGCGACGATGCCCATACCTGCAAGAAACACGAACCCCGCGTACTGAAACAGCTGCAGTAGCGGGCCACTGCACAAGGCGCCCAGATCGAACTTGCCCGCATACTGCCCACCATCCCACGTCGCCGTAGGGCAGCTGCCACCGCCAGTGCAGCTGCCAAAGAAGCCCTTCACCTTCGACAGGATCGGGGCGCCCTCAATGGCCGTTTTGAACTCGGCGAGGACCTTCTGCACCGTCTTGCCGGACTTCTTGTAAAGGCGCCCCGTGGTAGGCCCCGGCGCGCCACCATCGCCACCATCACCGCCCTCGCCTGTTCCCGGGCCCGGCCCCGGGCCAGTTCCCGTACAACCGTTGGGATCTGTGCAGTCCCCATCCCCATCCCCGTCGCCGTCGCCCGGGCCAGTACCGCCACCGTCGCCACCACCGTCGCCACCATCACCGTCGCCATCACCGTCGCCATCACCGTCGCCCGGATCGGTACCGCCGCCGTCGCCCCCACCCTCTCCAGGATCGGGCGTCGTGGGTGAAGGATGATCGTTGGTCGTGCATACGCCACCTGTTGGAACGAACAGGATGCCGATTGGTGATCCCGCGTAGACCGAGCCGCCATAGGCGCAGCCGTCATGGCAGACGCTTCCCACGCCGCCCGGACCGGGGCCGCGCCAAGAGGTTTGCTCGGGGCGTGCGCTGCACTTGACGGTGAAGCTGCGGCTTTTGGAGGCGTAGCGCCCGTTAGAGGCAGTAGAGGGCCTGACGAAGCCCACGTAGGTGCCGATGCCATCGAGCTCGACGAATGGCGACCACTTTTGGCCGCCAAGGGCATTAGAGCGGCCAGCCTCATCAGTAGCGGCCGCCCATGCTGCCGTGTACGCGGCGCCCTGATCCGGACAAGAATCCGATCCAACGTCAGCGCTCGGCGAGCAGGTGCCGACCTGAGCGTAGGCTGAGAAGCTCATGCAAGCCGATGCAAAGGCTGTAGCCATGCCCAGTGCGATGAGGTACCGCATTACTGACTCGCCTCGTTGAATGCCAGGGCCACCGCATGACCGGCCAGTCCGCCAATGAACGCGAATACCATGCACACAAGCATCGTTACTCCTCCCTTTCCGATGCGCCGCAGATCACGCATTCGCCGTCGTCATAGTCATGGCCGCTGTCAGCACATACGGCCTCTTCAACATCGCCCGCCTCATCGTCCGCATGTTCGTCGGCGTCGAGATCCTCTCGGTCCTCAAAGAACCCGGCGACCTTGTCAACGCACCATCGCCCGAACCATGGGAGCGCCATCAGGGTGCCGGCACCTATGATCGCGGCCACGACTTGCGCCACCGACAGGCCAAGAAAAACCCCGCTGAAATCCATCGTCTGCCCCTAGTAGTCGATGACGATGCGGCACTCCGTACACCACAGGCTGCCGTCGTCCAACACGATCACGTCATCACCGCCGCACTCGGGACACCAGTCGTCCTGGCATTCATCAGTGTTGACGTCATCGGGCTGTGTCTGCATAGGAATCGGGGCCGGTTTCCCAGCCCCTCCCCGTCACGATTCTTCCGCGATCAGCGGAAGAAGGTCGCGACCTTGTTGGTAGCCCAGCGAGCGAAGCCCGGACCCGCCTTGATGGCGCCTGCGCCGATGATTGCGCTGATGGCGCTGGCCGCTGCGAGACCGGTGAGAATTTCGCCGAAATCCATTGCACTACTCCTTCTGTGATGCGCGTTGCGCGCGTTAGGTGGGGTGGTCAATCCCGTTCTGTACTGACCGACTTCACGACGGCGCCGACGAGGTAGCCCAGCACGTTCAGTGCAAGCACCAGCGTGAACACCCCCGAGAACCAACCAGTAGCCACCTCAGGTTCCGGCCACTGGAAAAGATCGATGAGGATTGAGGCCTGTGCGTGCTCTGCCGCTGACACAAGCACGTACCCACCACACTGCGATGCAGGCTCCCCGGTGGGTACGAGCGTCCCCTCAGCAGTAAGAGACACGCACACGGCCATGGCTTAGGCCTGCGCTGCGGCGCGCGGTGCGGCCTTGGGCAGCTGGCGCAGCACGGTGTATTTGCTGAGGGTGGCCACACCCTTGTTGACCTGGAGCATCGATTCCACATCGAGCTCGTATTCGCCCTGCGGGTAGCCCGGCTGCCCGTCCTGCAGGCGCACATCGAACGGGTACGCGAAGCCGTCCGTTTCCAGCTTGCCTTTCTGCTTGCGGGTGCTGTAGGCGACGTCTTCGCCCTTGTCGTTCTTGAAGCTGCCGCCGCGTTCGTCAATTTCGCTTTTCAGGACGGTGACCTTGATGCTCATGCGTAGACCCCTTTGAGGTTTGGTGGTTGCAGGACCGAGGTGTCGGCCCAATGCGCTGCTACATTCCCGTTGAACCACTTCGGCAGCGTTGGCGAAGTGCAGGTTTCCATGACCGCCCGCAGTGAGTCGGTGTCAGGGCAGAATTTGGTGATGACGTTGAGCGTGGCGCCGTACTGACGGCGCAGGTTGCGGAATGCGCTTTGCAGCGTTGCCGCTACCGCTGCCTTGGTGACTTCCATTCGGGTGGACACACAGCGCAGAAAGCGCAGCACGGGATAGGCGCCGAGCAGGTAGGCGGCAGGATCGCGCAACAAATCGAGCGGCAGTTCCTTCCGATTGGAGGCACGGAATTGGGCCTCGTAGCGCACCCATGGTGAATTCTTGTCACCCTGCTCCCTGCCCTTTTCGTAGACGCGCAGCTGCTTTTCCGAGGCCTTACCGCCCACGTAGAACGTTTTGCCGTCGCCGCTGTCGTAGTCGTCAACCAAGCGCGCCTTGGGGCGCTGCCCACGCTGATCGAACTGGCCTTCGTCGTACCACTTCTGTGCCAGGCGCAATGGGTATTTGCCCAGCAGATCATCGGCACACACGTCGAGACGGGTGATTCTGCCCGCGCAGCTTTCGAGCTTCGCTCGAAGCTCCAGCCACCGCTGCGCATGGCCGCAGCGCGCTGCGCTAACCCACTTGCAGCCCTCGCCAGAAAGCTCGATACGAGCCGTGATCGTGCCGTCGATGCGTTGGCAGTTGTCCCCGCCAAGCTCGATCATGCCGACGAACTTCTTTTCGGGATCGATGATCTTGACGCGCCACTTGTAGAAACGACCGCCACCGGCCGAATCATCCAGTTCAAGGCCGAGGCCACCGAAGAACCACGTGAACACGTGGAGAGCGGCAACACGGGCGTTGTCGGCACAAGCGTCGATCCATTCCCGGGATTCGTCCTGTGTGTCGCGGTCGAGGAAGCCCGTCTCACGCAGTGCGACGAAAAGAGCCGCGGCCTCTTCTACCAATACCCACGCCTCAAGAAGCGTTGGCTCAAGGCGCGACGTAAGTTCTGAGGCTCCCGCTCCCGTTTTCACGGACACTTACAAGAAGCCCGATCCAGGCCATAGGGAGTGTTCATGTCAAAGCGTAGGAAGTTCAGTGCCGAGTTCAAGCGTGGTGCGGTTGAGCAGGCAAGCCAGCCCGGTGTCAGCTGTGCCCAGGTGACGCAGGAGCTGGGACTTCGGGACCCCCTGCTGACCCGCTGGAAGCGGGAAGCACAGAACCCGGGAGCTGCAGCTTTCGGCGGCATCGGGACGCCACGGGACGAGGAGCTGGCTCGCCTTAAGCGTGAGTTGCGGTGGGTCAGAAGGAGCGGAGTTTTTTGCGAGAAGCGGCGACGTTCTTTGGAAAGGAATCATGAGGTACAAGGTGACCGAACGTTGCCGCGATGAGTTTCCGATTCGGCAGAATGGTCTCGATCAACAGTCCTGGCGCGCTCTTAACGGCCATAACACCTTTTGAATTTTGCTCCACTGCCGCACGGACACAGCCGTCCCTACCCTCGATAAACATCCCTTATCGCTACTCACCGAACTGAGGCGCACTGCAACTCCCAGCCTGACGCTTGCCGAAACCCAGCCCTATTCCACAGCTGGAGCAGGCATCACACCCTTTCGCACAATCTCCACCCTCCCAACATCGCCAACAGGCACGAGCACGGCAACCTTCCGCGCCGGGTCCCACAGCGCATAGCTATCACCAAGCCGACCAATCAGGCTAAGGCCGCCCTGCACCTTTCCATCAACAGTCACAGCCGTCACGTGCTTGCCGCCCCCAGAGGAAATCGTCGCGGCACGCCCGGAACCAAGCATGCTCGACACTATCGAAACGTAAACCAGCATCACCAGGGCGTAGATCAGCCAGGGGGAATCTTTCACGGCGGTTGGTATCACTGGCGAGAGATGCACGGCCAGCGCACAGATGATGGTCAGAAAAAGCCCTATCAGCACAGGCCACGCGTTCGACCACCAAAGCAGCGCACCTAGCCCAGTGAAGAAGATCGTTGGACCCAGCCAGGCGAACCGCTTGCTTTTGGAGGCTCCGCTCGTCAGCTTCACGTCGACCCAGCCGCTAAACAGCAAGGCCACCAGCATCAGAAACAACACCATGCCAATGCCTGCCAGGCCAGCCAGGGCCAGTTCGCTCACCGCAACAAACTGAAAGGGATCAAGGCCAAAGTGGCCCCAGTACGCCTTCAGATAGAGCGCGCCTTGAATCAAGCCAAACGTGACGACAGCCGAACCCCAGCCAGCCACATCGGCCATCGTTAGTGCTTTCTGCGTACGTTCCATGTACTCCCCCTTTCAAGCGCCCTGACGCATCCCGGATAGTGCCATGGCGTGGAGCGCGGCGTCAGCGCGGACCAGGATTCGACCCATCCATCCATTTGTCGCGTCTGCCCTACTCCCGGCCAGAGCATGTCGGTACCGGCACGAAATTTGCGGGCCAATCGGCACCGCCCACAGCCCTTGCAGGCCAAGCCTCTAGCGCCCTTCCCCGCCATACAACGATTCTGAAAACGTCGAAAACGGTGACGGCATTGCCCTTACTGTATTGGCAGCGCGCACTACCGGGCGTATTCCTTGCCATGCCACCGAAAACGGGTGGCCGGGATTCGAAACCCCGATTGTGTGGATGTTGTTTTGCGCTTGCCAGCCGGCACCGCCCTGCGCGGTGCCGGCTGGCAATCCGTCTGCCGGATATGGCGGGCGGTGCGTGGAGGCCTTGCGCCTACCCGGTCATCCACACACGGGGTTTCGAACCACGCATCGTCCGCCACCTTTATCGGTGGCGGCTTCTGCCTGCACGCAAGGAGCCCCGCATGACCACGCCCTACTCCCCTGCCCCACAGCCCATCCACGAGGCGCCCTCGGCCGGGCCTGCCGTGGATCCCAACACCCTCATCGCGCTGCTGCACAGCATCGGCTCGGGCGTGGCCGCCAACGGCCAGCCCTGGCCAGAGCGGCATCAGCTGCGTGGCCGGCAGATGGCGCTGGCCGATGCCGACTGCTCGCTGACGGGCCTGCGCGTGGTGCTGGAAGTGCTGCTGGCCGCAGAACGCACCCGCCAGAACGGCGAGCCGGAGCAGTACGTCGGCGACCGGGTGATGGAAGGACTGATCATGGCCGGCCTGGGGCTGGCAGCGCACGCAAGCGAACGGCTGCAGCCGGCAGACTGA